GCACAACATTGGTTGGTGGCAGAAGAAAGGTTATAGCGCTTACTAACGCTGGCGCCGCAACCGCAATTAGATCGGCCATAACAGTCCAAGAATCGGGAGCAGTATTTACAGTGCCCGCTTTGACAAGTGGCACACAGACTATCACTCTTCCGGCACTATCGGCTGATTCTGTAGGGTGCACATACACCTTTGTTATGTTGGGTACCGCCGGCCAGGATTTCAATGTATTGGGAGCTAGTTCTGATAAGATTTTAGCAACAGTTCCAAAGGGCGATGGCGATAATACAGCAATTTCGCAGGCGTATGACTCAATTGGTTTTGATGCGAATGCGGTTCTAGGTTCATCGTTTACAGTTACGTGTATTTCGACTACAGCAGCCACTGGGTGGATGGCCCACGATGTTATCGATGGTCTTGCTGCAAATACTGGAGGCTTGAACGTAGCCTAAAAGTAGTGATATAGTATTTATTTTAATTTTAAGCCCCCAATAGTTAACTATTGGGGGCTTTTATAGTGTGTTAGTGTTTATATTGCTGAATGGAGTGTGTTATACTACGGGGAGTTGGAGGATATATGAAAAAATCAAAAAACAAAATTAAATTAATTAGACCCTTTGGCCCAAGCATTGGAAAGTTTAAATTACCAAAATCAATAATTGAAGACTTTAATGATGCTTGTGATTTAATTGCAAAGGATGAGCAGCTTTCCGATAAGCTGGATTATTCAGATTACCTAGCCGGCAAAGTAAAGCAGGAAATAGCAATACCGCCAGAATTAACTTCAAATTATAACAATTACTTTGCTACTATAGTGGCTCAATATTTAAAAGAGGTTGATAAGCTACCGCCACCGATCGAGTGCTCAAAGTCTGCGTCTCTATTGCCGGCAAACGGATATGTTGGAACGCGCATTGACTCGGGGTGGTTTGTTAGATCATTTGCCGGCGATTATAATCCCGTTCATATGCACCCACATGCTGCTGTATCATGCGTTGGGTTTCTTAAAGTGCCAGATTGGGATGACGAACACAAACAAGACTGGCAAGACCATACTGGCCTCACGCACGGTTGCTTAACTTTTATGTTTGGAGATCAGAATACGCTCTCACAAACGACTCATGTAATTCGACCCAAAGTAGGAGATATTTATGTGTTTCCCGCGTGGTTGCTGCATGCTGTATATCCCTTCAGCTCGAAAGGTGAGAGAAGATCCTTCTCGTTAAATATGAGTATTTTGACAGGAGCTTAAGATAGCTAAATGTCGATCTGCCAAATTTTTTCGCCGGTAAATTTTTGAGATTTTTGCTTTTTTACACTAGTTATTACACAAAACAGGAGTTTTTATGGGCAAGAAAAGAAGGCTAAAAGCAGCTAGGGGAAAGTTCGCCACAAAACACAGCAGCCACCCCAGAGCAAAATTTTTAGCATCCAGCACAGAGACCGTTGCCACCATTGAGGATCCGGCTACTAATACGATACAACAGGCAGAGGTGATATTGGAAGAATTGTCAACGCCTGCAACTTTAACGCCAGATCCGGTAAAAGTCGCCCCGAAAGCAGAAAAAGTTACAAAAACCAGGGCTCCAAGAAAGAAAAGAGTCCCAGCGCCGCGTAAAAGAACAACAAAAAAGAAAACAAATAGTCCGACAGCTTAAAATAACACAATCTTTATAAAAGGACCCCCAGCTAGCCTGGGGTTTTGTTTTATGAGAACTAATTAGATTGGGAGAACTTACTTTATGCCTACAAACTTAAATCCAAGATCTGTAACCAGTGCTATAATATTAACTTCAACTGGTTCTACAGAATTAGTAACTGGTTCACTACCGTTTGGTGTTTATACGGGCTCTATTTCCTTTATAAGCGGAGCATCAGCACAAGTGGCTTATGTTTATAAAAAATTGGGCGGCGATGTTATTGATATTGAGCTAACAGCAAACAACGTATATGCTGCTTATGAAGAAGCTGTATTAGAATATTCTTATATTATCAACCTTCACCAAGGAAAGAATGTGCTTTCATCTGTATTGGGTGAACAATCGGGAACTTTTGATCATAAAGGTGAGTTTATAGGCGGAAATGAAACTATAAGTGGTTCAAATTTAAAATATCCAAGGTTTAGTCTTGGTTATTCTAGAAGAGTAGGTGATGCCGGCGCCTCCGCCGGCGGCTTCGGAGGAACAGTTCCTCAGTATTCCGCATCATTTAAGCCCGTACAGGATCAACAAGATTATGATATACAGCAAATAATTCAAGATGCATCATCAACAGGCACAGATCAGGCCGGCGACCCGGTGCCATATGCTGGAAAAGTAGGCCGCAAGCGTGTTCTTGTTACGAAAGTTTTTTATCGCTCTCCTAGGGCCATGTGGCGCTTTTATGGCTACTATGGAGGTGTTGGTGTGGTCGGAAATTATTCAACTTATGGACAGTTCGCCGATGATGCTACCTTTGAAATTATTCCGACATGGCAGAATAAAATGCAAGCAATTATGTATGAAGATTCTATTTTTACACGCACGTCACATTATTCTTATGAATTAATTGATGGAAAATTAAGACTGCTCCCTACTCCGAGTAGCTACGGTATGGATGGCTTAAACGATAGAATTTGGTTTAAATTTTACGTGGATGCCGAGGCTTTTGCTACTGGATCATATGATGTTGGTGTTGAAGGGATTAACAACATCAACACCATACCCTTTGAGAATTTGCCGTATGAAAACATCAATTCTATGGGCAAACAATGGATTAGAAAATATGCTTTAGCACTTTGTAAAGAAATGTTAGGGCAAATTCGTGGTAAGTTCACCACGCTGCCAATTCCGGGCGAGAGTGTTACCTTAAATCATTCTGAGTTGCTATCACAGGCAAAGGACGAACAGACAGAACTAAAAGAGAAACTGAAGGAAATGCTCAAAGAAGTTGAGTATGCCGCTTTGGCCAAATCCGATCAGGAGATTACTGATGCTGCCAGCAATGTCTTAAAAATCACCCCGTTACCCATATTTGTAGGATAATAATAAATGGCCGATGAATGGAAAAAACCAAAAACTCCACCTCCTCCTTTATTCTTAGGGAAAAAAGAGCGAGATCTTGTAAAACAAGTAAATGATGAGTTAATTGAAAAGGTTATTGGCCAGCAGATACTTTATTATCCGATCGACATGCAGACAACAAATTTTCATGATCTATACGGCGAAGCGCCAGAAAAAACATACCTACCTCCCATAAGAGTTTACGCTTTGGTTGAGTTTACTGATTATTCTACAAGCTATCTTGAAGGCGCCGGCATTGACAAAACATGGGAAATTATTATACATTTTCACAAAAGAAGACTTGAATCTGATCAAAATTTATATGTTCGTGAAGGGGATTTCGTTCTATATGGAGAATATTTTTACGAGATAGTTAAACTTGCGGAGCCCAAATTATTATTTGGCCAAGCTGGAAAAGAATTTGAAATAGCAGCTACATGCAAGAGAGCAAGAGAGGGGCTTTTTAATGCTTCCTAATAATTTTGATTTTGCACTGCTTCCTTCGGGCAGCGCCAATTATAGTTTAAGCGAAGTGGGAATGTTGGGTTCTTCAATCGAAGATATCGACCGCGCAATTTACGATTGGATTAAAGATCTCCAATTATCTTCGTATGATGAAGGCTCCTTTAAGACCGTTAATGTTCTTTGGCAGGCGCCAGAAAGAGCGTATCAAATAAAGCACGATAAAGATTTGCGAGATAGTGCCGGCGCCCTAAAATTGCCGCTTGTTAGCGTTGAAAGAACTGGTATAACAAAAGATCCGGCGAGAAAAGGCTCTTTTCAGGCACATCTTTATTCAAAAAACAAAAATGGTCGCGCCGGCAGAATGGTCATTGCTCAAAAAATAGTGCCTGAAAAAACACAAAATTTTGCAATTGCATCAGGGACAAGAAACGCCATACAGCACAAAAAACAGAAGTATTATCCGAGAGTAAACAAAAAAGTTGTAATCAGATCCCTATCGATCCCAATCCCCGTGTATGTTAATGTTGATTATAAAATTGTTTTAAAATCAGAGTACCAGCAGCAAATGAATGACTTAATGGCGCCATTTATCACTAGAACTGGCCAGATTAATGGATTTCTTATGCGCAGAAATGGCCATTTATATGAGG